GGCTGTTAGTGTTATTTACCCCGTTGAAAGCCCTCGCTCGCTCGACTATGTTGGCTTCGATTACGTCGACTCCCGTGAGGGGAGCCCCGCAAGGGTCAGCTATTAGTCTCGCTAGGCTTAGCATTGGGGTTGGTAGAGCTGATGATCGTCTCTTCGCTCGTTTACTTTTCTTCTTTCTTGGTTGTTGGTTGTTCATTGTGATTACTTTGTCCACAATAACTGCAGTTTTGTTGCGTTGCGATTTATTCTTTCTCGGCATCACTATTGTTCTTACTACCTTGGTCGTTGGACTTTGTAGTGGAAGGGTGGTTAACTTCTAAATCGGCAGCCGGCACGAGATGGCTGCCGAAGAGATATGGTATCCCGAAGGCTGATGCTTCGGGAAAAGGATGCATTGGAATCCACGAATGTGGCCAATCGTCGAAAGTTTTAGCAGTGCGTATCTTATTTATTGCTTCTGTGACTGACACTGGTCTTACTCCCAACTGCTTGGCGTATTCATGCAGCACGTAGGACGCTTCTTTGTCCGTGCTGACCGATTTGAACTTGGCGTTCTTCCCTAACATCTTTTGAAGATACCCCTTTCTATCTTCATATAAATCCATTTCCCCCTTTGTGAATTTGGGCTTTCCTACTAACTCCAGCACTTTCTGTGCGGCGTCAGATATTAATGGAATGCCCTTCCATAAATCGACTATTGCCTCAGCTTTGAGGTAGAGTTGTTTCTTGCTGTCTAGTCCCGAACTGTTCACTCCAAATTTAGCAGCGAATCTAGATACGTCCGGGAAACAGATACCTGATATTGGGTTTCTGAATATGGACAGGAACTGCGCCGGTTCACTGTTCTCCTTGACAACAAATTTAAGAACCATGCCTAGTCTACTGGCTGATTCTTCCCACTCTTCCTGGCTTATGCTCATTGCCATGAGCCCATCATCTCCGCCTCCAATGCCCAGGTGTCTCATTCTGACTTTCCTGTTCTTGAAGCGTTTCTTCAATGCGTACCACATAACGTAGAGATTTATTATGGTATTGAAGAATGAGGTGAAGGCCTCTCCTGACCTACGTTGGTACAATAACACCAGCTTGACTCCCTTCAGTGGGCGTGGGTCCTGCTCCACTAACGAGTCCAGCATGATGTCCAAATCACGATGGTATTTCTTGGCAAATAGGTGCTTCATAACTTTCCTTTCTAGCTTCCTAGTTATTTCATTGACTGTTCCGTCCATGGCTGAGAAATCCGTCTCTGCCACTTTGTAGCCTTTTTCTCTAGCTAGGTCTTGGACCTGCCTCATGCAATTCTCAACGTGTTCGGGATTCCCGAAACCGCTGTGCTTACAGAAAGCAGATCCGTCCAGGGCCTCATACGCGGCTAGCCGCCACGCATTCTGTATCACCCTGGTTTCTTCTTCGGTCGCTACGATAAATCTCGCCGGCTTGTCCGCTTTCTGGGGCTCGCCTTTGAGAAAAGCTTTTGTCTCCTGTGGTACGTGAGACTTCCTATTTCTTTCAACAGCGTTCTTCACCGATGGTTTTGATTTAGAGAGAACGTACTTAAGGTCCGGCAATTCTGCCTTGTCCTTGCACTTCTCACCAAACAAATCATTGATGAAATCTTGCTGATTTCTATCTTCCAAGGCCCACATTTCTGTATCCCATGTGGGCGTCGTGGTTTTGTGTACGTCAATCCTTAGATCTTTGGATAGCTCCACATCTGACCTAGTTCGTGTTGGCACTATCAGTGACCCAGCAATCATCGGGGGAATCATGTCCCTGCCGGCGACTTTGGGCTCATTGAGCAGAGTGTCATCACAAATAGTTCTGCTGATATCAAATCCTTGGCCTGTTCCTAACTCAGACCCTCGCCCGCCTTGGCACAGTGCCATCAGCGGATTAGCGACTTCTCGTTCGAAGTCGTTATCGGCATCTGGCCCACTGGTTGGCGTCGGGGGGTGTTGACAGCTCTCCTCCGGACTTCCGTCTTCGCTACAGCCCGGACTTTCTTCGTCCTGGCTGCTGTTCTGACTGCTGTCTTGGGTACTGTCTGGTTGAGTTGGGCTCCTGGACATATCCAGGGTCACGTCCTCTGCGTCGACTATCTCAAAGTGCTCCACCAGCATTGCTGTTTCCAGCAAAGCCGACATCATCGTAACTTGGGTAGCATCCACCTTGACTCCGTCCAAAGTGAATGCATGCCTGAGAAAGCCTGCATTGGGCATGACCTTGACACCCGCAGGTGTCACAGAAAAACCAGTTCTTAATCTGGCTAGTATAACATGGTTTGCGCTCAAGGTACTCGCGCTATAAGCTCCTGCACTTACACTAATACTGAAGAGACCTGATTTACTGTATGCCCAACAGTAAACCTGGCCCAGACCGGTACCGTACGAGAGGCGCATGCACTTGAGTTCGTCTGGTTTTCCCGACATGATCTCCACACTGTGCTTGGTTACTCGTATCCAGTCCCCGGTCCTATGGCAATCGACTGTCATTCTTGCAAAATACCTGACTCCACGCGACACGAACAAAGGAACGTCCATGTGCTTGTGGAAATTTGGTATTGTGTAGAACTCTCGTCTGGATCCAGCCACATTTTTAAAGATCCCGTCGACCCCGTCTACAGTGCTAGGCGTAGTTAGCTTCGATGGACAAGCTAATTTTAGCGGCACGTACCTCTCTATGGGCTCACCCAAGAGAAGTTTCGTGGCGTATATACGCGCACTGTTTTGGGGGTCTGACCTAAGACCTCTGGTCACAACCCTATCGTCAGGGGTGACTCTCAAAAACAATCTATTGATTTTCATGGATATCCAAATCATCCAATCTTTGGGATTGGCGTTGGACATATGCACGAATTTTTCTATCTTTCTGTCAGCGCTACTGCCTGCTAGGTGCACAGTGTCGCGATGTGATTGTACCCAAGTATCATCAAGGATTACATATCTCACGGCTAGCCTGGCCAAAAACAGTATTATAAGGAGGGTTAACGCTAAAGCTGCTAAAATAACGGGTATAATCATAGTTGTGTCTGGTTCTTAGAATTCACTATCAGGTCCGTGCTGACCGGTCGTTCTCCCGTGCCTGGGGATATGTTATCCTGTTTTCTACAGTCTGCCTGTCCGCCGAAGCGCCTCAGGGAAGTAAGGGGTGGTTGGATGTTTCTTCTTGAGCTATGGTGCTATGATACGTTTTATTTACAATTAATATTTGCTCCGCTGTAGTCCTCACGATGAACCCCCAGCCACTTCTAGATAGAAGTGGTTGAGGGTCATCGGGGACTACGGCGGGCATTGTTTATTTACAATTGTTTGTGTATCATATCACTCGCGTGGTTAACGGCCACTTTCTTCACGGGTTTTTGGGCCAGTTTGTCCTTCTGGTGCTATCTTTACAATATATATATGTGAACTCACGACGTTCCGATGGATCCATCCAGCTAATTTCCTGATTAAGTACTTACGATAGCTGCTCCCCCGTTCCGTCCCCCTTTTTCTTGCTCGTCTCATGTCCATCCAAAGCCGTTATGTGATAGGACATCCCTCACTGGCCGTCCAATTTACCAGATCGGACTAGGTGCGCATCTGCACCATAATTGACC